TCGGCGAGCTCGGCGACCGCATGAACCTGGTGCAGATCAATTACGATCGCTGGTCAATCAACTCACTGAAGCAGGGGCTGGCGCGCTACGGCGTGGCGGTGCCGCTGGAGCCATTCGGGCAGGGTTTTAAGGACATGGGCCCGGCGATCTCGGAACTGGAAAAGCTGGCATCGCAAAAGCGCATCCGGCACGGCGGCAATCCGCTGCTGCGGTGGTGCTTCGGCAACGCGATCGCGATCAAGGATCCGGCCGGCAACCGCAAGCTGGACAAGTCGAAACCCTATGGCCGGATCGATGTCGCGGTAGCGGCGGTGATGGCCGCGGGGGCGATGAAGTGTCAGGACGAGCCGCCGGCTGATGTCGCGGCGCTGATCGCATGAGGGAGCCAAGCAGATGGCAGTGAACTGGAACGCGGCTACGCAGACGAGCCGGATGAATGCGTCACTGACGATCATCGACGCCAACGCATCGCCGGCCACCCTGGAAATCGGCACAACGGGCATGGCGGCCACGCTGGTGACGATCACACTCGGCGATCCGAGTTTTAGCGTCGGCGGTGCGCCACCGAACTGCGCGTTGACGATGGTCGGCGTTCCGAAATCGGGCACCGCCACGGGTGCCGGCACTGCGGCTGCGGCCAGGATCAAGGACGGCGGCGGCACCGCCATCGTCACCGGGTTGACGGTCGGCACATCCGGCCAGGACATCAACCTGAATTCCACGACCATATCGATCGGCCAGACGGTGACGATTACCGCCGGCACCATTACGCATTCGCCCTAAAGGCATTCGCGAATGGCCTTTGCCGACCTTGGTTCGCTCGGCGCGACCGGATCGACGAACAACAACCAGACGACGCTTGACCTGACGACGGCTGCGGCCATTGCCATCGGCGATGTGGTCGTTGTGGTGGTTGCGGCCGACAACATCGCCAGCGGCGGCGACGATAACGCGACCAGCGGTGTCACGCTCGGCATTGGCGGCCAGGCGCTGACCAAGGCGAGCCAGGTTGCCAACGCGGTAGCGGCGCAAGCCGGGGCGTCAGTGTCGACCTGGTACGGCGTTGCCACGAGCGCACTGGCCAGTGGCGGCATCATCCGCGCGACCTTTGGCAGCGGCACACTGGTTGATGCCGCCGGCATGACGGCGCGCAAGTTCTCGGTGGCGTCGGGATTTGTTGCGGCCATTGAAGGCACACCGGCCACGCTGGTGAGCGATGCCGGCGCCGATCCCGGCTCGCTCAACGTCACCACTGCCAACATCGCCTGCCTGCGTATTCGCGGCATTGCTTCGCAGGTCGGCAACAATACCAACCTGACGCCGACATCGACCTGGACCGCCTGGGCCAACGGCAACAGTGCGGCCACCGGCACGACCGGCGAGATTTGCGCACGCGCTGAACATCTGATCTCGACCGGCACCGGTGCTGCGTCCGATCCGACCTACGTTAGCGCGGTCTACGCCAGCAACTATGTGGCCTTTAAGGAAGCATTGCCGGTTGTCACTGGCACGCTGAACCGGGCCGAGGTTGCTGACGCTGCGGCGATGACTGGCAATGTCATCAACAACGGCATCCTGGCACGGGGCGAAGCTGCCGACAGCGCGGTGATGAGCGGCACGGCCGTCATCGATTACCTGCGACCGGACGGTGATACATCGCTAGGCGCGTGGACCGATCAGACGGGCGGGACCAGCGGCATTTATCAATCGATTGATGAGACGACGGCGAGCGATGCTGACTTTGTGCAATCGCCATCGATCGCCGGCCCGGCGGCCGATCTGAAGGTGAGATTGTTCCAAAGCTCGACACAGATTGCCGAATGGACGCACACTGGTGTTGCCGAGACATACACCGACGCCGTGCAGACGCTGACCGCACCACAGGTTGCGGCGATCACCGATTATACAAGCCTGTTTGTCGAGATGGACGACAATCAGGGCAGTGTCTACCGCGCGCAGTTGGGCAACCCGAGCGGAAGTGTCGGCGAGCCTGTGAAGTTGAAGTATCGTTATGCGAAGGTCGTCACTGGCACGGCACCAACCGGCCCGGATGAGTGGCTGATCAATTCATTCAGTCCGACTGTTTTCGGCAACGGTACGACGGGAGAACTGGGCGTTGCCTTTACTGTCAAGACAGGTTTCACAGCTTCGTGGATGGGCGTTAGATACAGCGGCGGAGCAACCAGAACGGGGTACGTTGTCAAACTCTACGACTGGGCAACGGCGACTGTCTTGCGCATGGCCACCGTCGACCTGACTGGCAAGGCCGATGGCGCATATGGTTGGACCGCCATCACTCCGATCACAATGGCGCCGGGTGTCCAATACGGACTGTTTATGGTGCTGACCAGCGGTGATGGCAGGACGGCGGCCACCGAGACCGTCGTGGGAATGCGGCCAAGCATTGGCACGACATACTCCGCTTACAACTCGGGCGGCCCGCCGCTGAATACTGCTTCGAACGGCTATGAATATATCGGCGTCGAGCTGGGCTGGAACACCGCCATTCCAACCGGCCCGGCGACAGGGCTTCAGACTTATTTCTCGCCCGGTGCAAATCGCGATGATTTCTCAGGTGAAGTCGGCGTGCGTGTGGTTATTGGCGCGTCGCCTATTACGATTAGTTGGGTTGGCGTTCTCTGTAGAGGCATCGGCGGAACGCGAACGGTCAAAGTCTATAACTGGAACACTGACACTGTACTCGCCACGGCAACGATTAATTTTGCGAGCCTGACAAGCGGCGAATATGCCTGGACGGCTATTTCCCCCGTGACACTGGCGGCTGGCGGCACTTACGCCGTGCTGCTGACGACTGTCGCCAGCAGTGGGCTGTCCTGGGGCGGTGGCGGCGGGACAGGATTTAGAGGCACGACCCAGGTCCACAGCGCCTATCGTCCTGCGGCAGGTGCGTTGACGCTCGCCACGCTGGATGAGCAGTTCGGCGGCATTGACGTGGGGTATTGATGACTGTCCGCACTGTCGTCTCGTGGGTTGCGCTAGAGTTTGTACCGGTTGCGACCGTTGGCGCCGTTACCGGCACGCTGGCGGCGCCTGAGACTGCTGACGGCGCGGCGTTTGCGGGCGGCATCATTGCCACCGGCACGCTTGCCACAACCGAGGTTGCCGACGCCGCACTGCTAACCGGCTCGGTGGCGTGGCCGGCCATTACAGGCACGCTGGCCCGCACCGAGACCGCCGACGCTGCGGCGTTTGCGGGTGACATTGCGTTTGCTTCGATTACCGGCACGCTGGCGGCGCCGGAAACTGCAGACGACGCGACGATGGCGGGCTCGGTTGCATGGCCTGTCGTCACGGGCACCATTGCTGCGCCAGAGACTGCCGACACCGCGGCGATGGCCGGCACGGTGGCATTCGCTGTCATCACCGGCACACTGGCCCGCACAGAGACCGCCGACACGCCGGCGATGGTCGGCACGGTTGCTGCGGCTGGGGTGTCCGCTGGTCCGCTGGCGGCAATCGAGACTGCCGACGGTGCGATCATTGCCGGCCAGGTCACCGGCGTTGTGGGTGTGCTGGCGGCGAGCGAAGCGGCGGACGGCGCAGCGATTGCCGGCACCGTGGCATCGGCGGCGATCGGCACGCTGCATGCGAGCGAACTGCCCGACAGTGCGGCGATCACCGGGCAACTGATCCCGATTGCCACCGGTCTGCTGGCGGCGCAGGAAGCCGGCGACGGCGCACGCATGACCGGGTTTTTGCCGGTCACCGGCCGCATTACGCAGAGCTATACAATCACGGCGCGACGGACGGCACCGCCGCGGCTGGTGGGGCGACGGCATCAGGTCGGCGTGATCGCCCGCCGATCGACATCGGAACAGCGGAGCGTTCGCGCATGAGCACACCGCATCTGGATCAATACTGGACCGCCGGCGACGACTGGCAGATTAACGCGACCCTGCTCGATGAAACCGGAACGCCGTTCGACCTGTCGGACGCACCGGAAATCCTTTGGGCACTGGTCAATGCATCCGGCGCGCGGGTGCTGGACGAAGCCGATGTGATCATCACCGTCACCGATGCGGTGGCCGGCCAGTGCGAGATTGAGATCCCGGCATCGGTAACGTCGCCGCTGCCAGGCGGGCGGTACAGCGACGTGATCCGCATCGTCATCGGCGGCGTCACGTCAACGCTGAGTTACGGCGACATCTGCGTGACGGCCGATCCATGGGCGTCGGCCACGGCAACGGCCAGCAAGCTGAAGCTGGTTTCCTAAAGGACCGATCATCATGCGCTATTCGGAAAAAGCGGCTGCTTCGCCGAACGCGGACCCGCGCGAATATGTCATGTCCGACAGCACGGTCGACCGTGTCGGCGATGCGATCAACGCCGATGGCTGGGATCTAAAGCATTTCAAGGCACATCCGATCGCGCTGTTCAATCACGACCGCGACCAGGTGATCGGCAAGTGGACCGATGTGCGGGTGGCCGGCAAGGAATTGCGCGGGCGGCTTGAGCTCGCTGCGGCCGGCACATCGCCGTTGGTCGACACCGTGCGGGCACTGGTCGACCAGAACATTCTGCGCGCGGTCTCGGTTGGTTTCCGGCCGCTGGAAAAGCAGAAGCTGACGAAAGACGCGGATGACCATTGGGGGCCGTTCCGTTTCACGAAATCCGAGTTGCTGGAATGTTCGTTAGTGAGCATTCCGGCGAACCCGAATGCCTTGGCTGTTGCCAAGGGACTACCGCGCGAGGTGATCGCCGAAGTGTTCCGCAAGCCTGCATCAGAACACGTCGACCGATCGGCCGCGCATCATGGCAAGACCGCCGCACCACACCTCGAAACCAAAAGGGTTTCGAACATGTCCATTGCTGAAACGATCAGCGCTAAAATCACCAACGCACAACAGACGCTCAATGGTCTCATGACCAGCTACGGCGAGCTGGCCGGCAAGGCCGATCTCACCGACGACGAAACCAAGCGCTACCGCGACGAGCTTCCGGCGCAGATCAGTTCGGTCAAGGCCGAGCTTGAAGGCCACCGGATGGCGGAACGTACATTGCTCGGCGGCCAGACCGAGGCGGTGCAGACCGCGGCCGCGGCACTGACCGGCCAGATCATGGCACCGACGCCGGCCAAGGCCGACCCGATCGCGGCAATCAGCGAAACCATGCGCGTTCCGGCGGTGCCGAGGAAGAAACTGGAGCCGAGCGACCACCAGTTCCGCGCGCTTGCGGCCTGGACAAAATCGCAGGCGGCGCACGAGCCGGACATCGGCCAGACACTTCGCGGCATGTACACCGGCGTGAACAGCCAGGCCGAGATCACCAGCATGGTGCTTCGTGCCGCGGTCAATCCCGCGAACACGACGGTGGCAACCTGGGCGGCCGAGTTGATCCAGACCGACGTGATGCCGTTCCTTGACCGGCTGATCGCTGACAGCATTTATCTGCAACTGGCCGGCATGGGCGTGCGCTACACGTTCGGCAACGCCGGCGTGCTCAAGATCCCGGTGCGCGCCAATACGCCGACGCTGGCAGGCAACTGGACGGCGGAAGGCGGTGCAAAGCCGGTCAAGCGCGCATCGTTCACGACCGTCAGCCTGTCGCCGACCAAGCTGTCGGTGATCTCGACCTTCACCGAGGAAATGGCGACCTACTCGGCACAATCGATCGAGCAGATCATTCGCCAGGCCATGTCGGACGATACTTCGATGGCACTGGACGGCTACCTGATCGACAACGTGGCAGCGTCGGTGGGCGTGCGGCCGGCGGGTATCCTGAACGGCGTGACACCGATCACTGCGTCGGTTCTGACACCGGCGACGGCGGCGATGGTGGCCGACATCAAGGCACTGATCGCGGCGATTGTCGCGGCCGGTGGCGGACGCAACATTGCGATCATCGTCAACCCTGCGCAGGCGCTCTCACTGGGCTTTGCGCAGACCACGACCGGTGATTTCCTGTTCACCGATCGCAGCGAAGCCGGCAGCAAGTTCGGCGTCCGGTTTATCGTCTCGGCATCCTGCCCGGCGGGCCGGGTGATCGCGGTGGATGCGGCCGACTTTGCATCCGCGCAGGGCGACGCGCCGCGGTTCGCGGTGTCGACCGATGCGACGTTGCATGAGGAAGATACCTCGCCGCTGCCACTTGTGACGGGCGCGCAGGGTTCGGGCGTGGTCGCATCGCCGATGCGGTCGCTGTTCCAGACCGACGCGGTTGCTGTGAGAATGTCGCTGTACGTGTCCTGGGTGATGCGGCGGGCCGGCATGGTGCAGACCATCGCGGCGGTTGGCTGGTAGGAAACCTGCGGCGGCGCCTGGCAACGGGCGCCGCTGCTTTTTGTAACAACGAAAGGAATGGCAATGGCAGACGAGAAAAAGCCGAAGGCCGAGCAACGGGCACTGGTGCCGAACGCGGAAGGCAACGTGATCATGGAGATCATCGCGGGCCCTTACCGGGGCAATTACCTGACCATGACCGCGGCCGATGCCGAGGAAGCCAAGGACAGCCATTGGGCGCGCGACCCTGGCGAGACGGATCGAGACCACGACCATGAGTTGACCGAGGAGGATCGGCAGTCGGCGCTGACCCAGGCGCAAACGTGGGCACAGGCGCAATGGGATGCGGCGGCCGGGATCG